AGGGAGTCAATGAGAACGCCGATACGGCGAATGGAGAGCCGTCCGCGCCAGAGGTCGAGTAGATCCACCTGGTAGAACTCCAGGAGATCAGCCTCTAGTTCGTCGTGGAACTCACGAATGACGCGAACGACTGCGATCAGTTTCCCTCGTCACCATCCCGACCACGGGCCTCGGACATCTTGTCAACGAGGGTGCCGAAGTCCTCAATCGTGGGGTTGGTGGCGAGGTACTCAGTGAACTGGCTCTCACCAAGGACAAGGCGAGTCGCCTCAATCTCGTCATCCGTCATCAGGAGCGCAAGAGGGAGCTTCTTAGGGTCCGTCGGCAGAGTGAAAGTGATTCCGGCGTGCTGAAACGAGACCTCTTCGTTCAGGGCCTCGGCCTCCACCGCCTCCAGCTTGGCGGTAACGGCCTTCTTAGCGGCAGTCTTACGAGGAGGGCGAGGGGAAGTGTTCTCAGCGGTCATGGGGTCTCCTGGAAAGCTTGGGTGGGGTAAGAGAGAGAGGGTGCCGGGGGCATAACCCCGCCCCGGCTCAGGGCATCGCTTACGGGATGATGTCGTCGTTGGTGAGTACGTAACCAAGATTGCCGTTGTAGTCCATGGCCTCGATGGTCAGCTCGTACTTACCGTTCTCGGTCCGGTTGAGCTGGATAGCGCCACGGTCCGAAATCATGGCGCGAGGGATGACGCACCGGGACTTGATGGCACCCTGATTCCAGTCAATGACAAGAGAGATTTCCTTCAGGTCGGGAGTGCTGGAAAGGTTCAGCTTGAAAGTCCCGGAACCCACGGAAGTCTCTACCCACTCGGCACCCCAGAAAAGTTCTGTAGTTACCTCGTTCGTCTCCTGGAGAGTGGCCTTAATGGAGAACGAAGCCGAAGTGACGTTGTACAAAACTGGCACCGCGGACTGCCATGCATTTACCGGGTTGGTCTGAATAGCGGGAGTCAGAGTGACGCCGCCTTCGTCGACATACCCGAGGGGCTTGTAACCGGCTGGGGGAGTGGTAGTCCCCAGATCAGTAGGCGGAACGGTGCCGCCTCCACCCTGAACGGGTGCTGGAGCGACGTAGATAGATCCGTTGGGGGCAAACCGAATCTTGCTCGGATCATTGGCCATAGGGCCTCCTGGGGGCATAAAAAAAGCCCCCCAGTGATGGAGGGCTAAGACAAAAAGGGATCAGGCGGAGGTGTAGTAGATCTCGACCTCTCCGCCGTACATGTGCTCTCGGGACGAGTCATCTGGGTAGTAGCGGGGAAGGGCGATGTCCTTAACGTCAAGGATCAAAGCACCTGCAACTGCCTTGCCTGGAAGCTCTTCGAGGAGCTTCTCCCGCACCAAAAGCGCGAGGTCGATACACGCCTTACGGTCCATGCCATAGACGTCGTACTCGACGTGGGCGCAATCCTCAGCGTCCCGTACATGGCGGTAACCGCCCGAGGTCTCCAGGTAGATGCAGGTTTCCCCGGTCACATGCTCTGTCATGTCACCAAGGGGAGCGTCAGAGGGGATCTCTGGATGGTTCCTGAGGAACGAGACCAGGATCTCAACTGGATCGAGCTTCATTAAATCCTCGCCTTCAGCAAGGCGCCCTTGAGCCAGCGACGGCCGGGATGCCTACGGCCGGATCTATCGGTGAAGCCTCGTTCAATCAGCATGGCGTGACGTACTCGGTCGTTCGCTTCGGTATAGACACCGGCGTACCAACCGTCACGGTCCATAGCAACCACAGAGTCAATCTGTTCTCTGATGGAGTTCCAGGAAGTCTTGCCCGCAGCACCACGGCGGGGAGCATCTCCCTTGGCGTATGCCTCAATGCGTTTGGTCGCAAGCTCTAGAAGTTCCTTCGTACCGAACGACGTATAGAGTTCCTTCTCCCAGTTCCTCCGAAAGGTGACCTTGGCTCGGGATTCGCTCATCGGATATCCCTCCAAGCCACCAGGCGGATATGTCGACGTGACGTCTGGGTGTGGTGTCTTGGATCTCCCTCTACCTCATACCAGTGCCCTTCGAGATAGAGCCTGTCTGTGGCAGTCACGTCAGCATCGACGGGAAGGAAGACAGCACGTCGTTCCTGGGAGATGTCACGAGCAGGGGAGTAAGACTCATAGGCGCTATCGGGCTGGACGCTCCCAAGGCCTTCCCAGACCTTCACGGCCTGGGTCCAGTCCGGCTTGGACGTGTACGCGTTCTGAGCCTTCACGCTCGTACGCCAGACCTCGACGGGATCAGTAGCCGTAAGCATGGGGGCCCTCCCTCCGGAGGGTCATGACACCGACACCACGGCGCCGGTACGACTTCAGAGCCGTCCTGGTGAGGGCGGAGAGAGCCTGAGTACTGGAAGCGCCTGAGAACTCGATCTCGACCTCTCCCACACGCTCTTTGGAGACACCAGGAGAGACGGCAAGCCACCGCATGACCTCAGAACAGGTGATGGCCTTGAGGGAGGCCGGGGACGTCGGGAAGCCCCAGGACGCTGTAAGCGTCACGAGGCCCTCAGGCCAGTAGCTCAGACCGTCCGTGAACACGAGCTGCCTGCCGTTGAAGGTCCAGCCGGTCACGGCCTGGCCCTCGACCTCGACGGCCGAGACGGTCATGAAGGTCAGGTACCGAGCCGGTACAGAGAGCCGACATCCGCCGTCGGCGTACACCACAAGCTCTTGGTCCTGGCGCCGGTCCATGTCCCTACCGCAGTAGTCCTCTATAAGGCCTGTGACGTCCTCAAGGAACGCAGAAATACGGGGGGATTCATCCTGAGAGACGGGCTGCCCAAGACGGGCAGCCACGTCCTCTACAGAAGCCAATGGCATTCGGACCTCCCTAACTAGCTAAGGGAGATCAGGGGGTCTCCGTGATGGTGATCTTCAGACCACGGACGAACTTCTCACCAATGGTCGTGCCCCGGACGTTGTAATCAGGGTCTTCCTTGACGGTGGCAATGCCGTACATGGTGTCAAGGCCGATGGTGTCCATCTTTTTGCCGTAGTCGTAATCGACCAGCATTCGGGTAGCGATCCCGTTCACGTCCTGGACAGAACCAGTAACCGCACCCATTGGCAGGGCCGGGCAGACCGAAGCGATGAGCATCGCCGACTTGTGGAAGAGGTACATCTCCAGACCGAAGGAGTTGTGAACCACAATGTCGAAACCGTAGATACGGCCAATCGTGGCCCGACGCAGAGCGTTGGTGTCACCGGAGTAATCCACGGCAACAAACTCGGGGTCCTTCAGGAGGATTGCCTCAACCTCAGGACCAGCAATGAGGTATCGCTCACTGGTAGGCACAAGGGCAAGGTTCATGTTCATTCGGGCGTCGACAAGCGCCGTACGAATGTTGAGGGCTCGCTGAGTAAGCTTCGCCGCCGTGCCGTCCGCAGCCGGAATAGAAACCGCGATGTCACCACCAACGGCGTTCTTCTGGCCAGTGGTCAGAGACGACCGGTTAATGTTCGCCTTGATAAACGCTGCAACAGTGTCATCGAAGTACTCGGCGAAACCCCTGGTGAGCTTCGAGAGGACCTGAGCACCGAACTGACGGAGGTCGAATGCAACCGACTCCATACCCAGCGAAGTAGCGTTCTGGGCCAGCGTGGTGAGCTGGACCGGAAAACGAGATTCGTTGACGAAGCCGTTAGGCGCCCGACGGTCGGCCGCAGGAAGCGGGCGGTCCGAAGCCGCCGCAAAGACGTTCTTGTCACCCGTGATTGGGTTCACGATCGGGTTGGAGATACCACCAGCCACAACCGGAATACCGCGAGACTCGCGGTTCACGTTGATGACGTCACCGATCCCACCACGGAAGTTCAGCTCAGAGTATCGAGCCGGAAGACCACCAAGGGTGAGCTGTCGGTCAAGGATGCCCAGTGCAGCAATGGTCACCTGAACTGGGTCAAGATTAAAGTGATGCTGAGTAGCCATTCAGCCTCCAAGAGGGCATAAAAAAAGCCCTCCAGGCGTGGAGGGCTGAGAAGAGGAAGGGGAGAGGCTTAGAGGAAAGATCCCCCGGAAATGAAGTCCGCCAACTCGTTTGGATCGTTGCTGGTGAACTTGCCGGTACCGCCCCGGTTATGACCGGCGCCCGCAAGGTGCGGGAACCCCGATCCGGAATTCTGCTTAGGCAGCGACTCAATGAACTGCTTGACCGCATCCGCATTGGGACGCTCGTTCTCACCCTTGAACTGGGCAAGGTCCAGAAACTTGAGGTCGGGAAGTTCCGCACCAAGAGTCACGGCCTGGAGCCGAAGTTCTGCCGTGACCAGCTCTGTAGAGACCTCTCCGAGCGCGGACGTCCGGCCCTCGGTCTTAGCGGCCTCAATGGCTGCCTGCTGGGCTGCCTGGAGCTGCTGAAGCTCTGTGCGGGTGGTGTTGTAGTTCGTCTCGTTCTGGCGAGAGAGCGCCTTCCACCGGTCCCGGTCGGTAGTCAGCTCCTCAACAGTCGGCGTAGCCGGTGTAACCGGCGGAACCGGAGGAGTGACCACAGGAGCTACAGGAGGATTGCCCTCGGTAGTGGCTGGGGCCTGCTGACCAGGTTCATTCTGAGTCGTCATATGGGATTCCATTTCGGAAGGGACCTAGCGCCATTTCGGCAGGTCGTTACTTGGCCTCGTTGATCTTCCGGTTTGCATTACCGGCGTTGCCCTGAGGGGGCTTGGAGGCGGAGGGGTTCTGAGGTTCCGGCTGTGGCAGAAGCTTTTGGATTTCAGCCTGTGCCTTAGCGTCGTCCTTACGCATTTCGCGGAAGGAGTCGATTTGGGCAGCGGTGAAACCAGCCTCAGACCAGAGAACCTCTTCAGGCACATTGAGCTGCTTAAGCTTGAGCAGGGCATCAATGTGTTGCGCTTCAGTTCTGTACTCGGGATCACGCCAACGAGTTTCCATCTCGAAAGCGTCCTTGCGCTTGTCGCCCTTCACGGCGAAGCACAAGCGGATGATCCTTTCCCAGGACTCACCGAAGTGCAGCATTCGTTCCCGGACCTTGGCCACGAGTCCAGCCTCAGCCGAAATGATGGCCTCACCGGAGATAGTTCCGGAGGAGTTGACCAGGAAGTAATGGGACGGTACCCGGCTAACACTCGCAAGGTGCTGGACGAGCATGTCTACGAGGGTTACGTAATTCTTGAGGTCAGCAGCAGCGAAGGAACCAAACTTGGCGTTAGGGTCCTCGGCCTGCAAGAGCTTGTCGTGACCGACGTTGAACGGCTCAATGGGATTGCCGTTAGCGTCCTCCTGGATCTCCAGGCCGGTCACAAAGCGCTGAGGGAAGGCAGCAAACTCGGAAGCCGTCAGAGCGTCCATGACGGTCTTGTTGATGGCATCCTGAATGGGAATGACGTTAGCGAGATCAGAGAACGGCTCACCTATCAGGCGAGAGCGGTTCTCAAATGGCACCACAGGAACGACACCCAATGGGTTGGGCTGCCTCGTGCCTCGGTCCCATTCAAGCGTTCCGTAGGCAACCTCGTAGACGTATTCCTCAGTCCACAAGGTCACCTGCTGACGGCCCCATGAGTCCATCTCGAACCGTGCTGCGGCCTCCAGCTCCCAGAGGGAACCGGCCTTGTAGCAGACGGCCATACGGTCAGGCGATACCGGCGTAATCGTCGGCTCCCCATCCTTGTCAGCCCAGACAACTGCGTAGGCCTTGCCCTGGATCAGGGCTTCAAGGTGAACCGAGTTGGAGTAGGCATCCATGGAGGAGCGCTGCCAGAAGACTCGTGCGTCCTTGTCGGTACCCGACTCACCAGGGATACGAAAGCTGTCGACGTTGAGACGCTCGTTCGTGGCATCCACAATCATCCCGCAGAAGTTGTCTCGCCACTGTTCAAAGACGCTGGAGAACGCAGCCTTATAGCGCATCTGAGAGAACGCTAGCTTCTGCTGATCGCCCTGGTAGTACTTGCTGAAGTCCTTAGACGGATGATTAG